TAAAATGTTGCGATCCGAAGTTCTTACGTATGCTGTATGCACCTTCAGTATCCGAGATACTCGGCGGCTCAATTCGTCATGCGATTACAGCAGCGCCGGGTCACAGTCTGGCTATCTGTGACCTGTCGTCGGTCGAGTCTGTAGTATTGGGATGGGTAGCAAACTGCCCCGCCATCGATGAAACGTTCAGAGGCGGCAGAGATTCCTATAAAATGTTTGCAGCTAACTACTACGACATTGCATACATGGACGTTACAAAAGAAGAGAGAGCGTTCAGCAAGCCTCCCGTGCTAGGTTGTGGGTTCATGCTAGGGTGGAAAGGTTTAATGGCATACGCTGAAGGCTACGGGGTTGACATGAGCAAAGAACAAGCACAGCGCGCGGTTGATACCTTCCGCACTATGTACCCTGAGATTCCTGTTTTCTGGAACTGGATTTATAACGCAGTAAAAGAAGTGGTACTCACTGGTGTTAAGGTCGAAGGGTATCGACTCATGATCGAGCGCGACAATGACTTCTTGAGAATATGGTTACCGAGTGGAAGGGCGTTAAGTTATTACCAGCCAGAAGTACGACGGATAGAAGCGCCGTGGTTTACCGATGAAAAGCCTGCTTATGTTGACAACTTCTGCTACATGGGCATGAGTGATAAGAATCAATGGGTAAGAATCTTTGCGCACGCAGGCGGGGTGACTGAGAATATCGTTCAGAGTATCGCAGGGGATCTGCTTTGGTCAGGCAATGTCAACGCGAACCGGGCAGGACTACCGATAGTACTCCACGTGCATGATGAGATTGCAGTCGAGGTGCCGGACGAGGTCGCCGACGAATCACTGGTAACACTGCAGAAGTGCATGACAGCGCAGCCTGAATGGGCCACTGACATGTGGATCGGTGCTGCCGGGTTTGTGACTAAACGATACACGAAAGATTAAGTTGCAAGGATCATTATAGTGTGCTACATTGTTACACAGGTTAACTGAAAAGGTGACAAAGATGGAAGAGCCATATTACATTGTTCTTTTTTGTACAGAAGGAGGGTCAGAGTGGCGAACGTATTCCATACGCTACGACGCAGATAAAGCTGCGCAAGACTATGAAACCGTAAAAAATGACTCAGGCATTATCGGCGGAAAGTTTAGGCTTATAGAATCCGAAATTATTCGATCAAAGGGGTGACGAAGATGGATAGAAATACACTTTTACTTAAAGAAATAACCGATAAACTTACAAAACAAACCGAGTTATGTCGAGCACTGCGTGATAGTAACAACATGTTAAGATTAGGTAATACCAAATTGATTGAGAGTAATCGAGTTCTTAAACTGGTCACTGAAAACAATGTCGATAAAGAACTATATAACACTTTGGAACGACGTTACTCACAATTAGAAAACAAACACGAACGCGTTATCGATGCAGCGAAGGCTCTCAATGCGAGTCTGATGCACATACTTAGGGAACTTCTTGACTACCATATGGGGGAGAGCTGATCATGGACTTTGATAATCTGTATAAAATGAGACAAAACTATCTGAAGGAGAAAAATGAATACCAAAAAACGCTGGCAATTAGTTATGATTACGGGGTATCCATTTTAGAAAGTCAGGCCAAAACTTTGTCACATAACATGGGCATTGACATTGAGAAGTTGCTGATGAGGGAAGATCGTAACGAAATAAAAAACTACTTAAATAAAACGTTACTTTTTGGAATGAAGCTGGTGATATTTCAACACCCCCGCGACCTTACTGCACTGTCCCAGATGATAGAACTGCTGAGTGTTACAAAGAATGTTAAACTTGCAGTGGTTCCTTTTAATTATTATATGTTCAGGAGATAACAACCCGATGGCAAACACAACAGTAACAATCACATACAGTAACGGCGCTACACGCGAGTTCGTCGCATCTGATCAGCTTGAAGAAAAGATCAACGAAGGCGAGATGTTCAGCGTTACCACCATGCACTCAGATATGAACATCAGTGAAGAGATGTCTGTATCTAAGATGTATGTTGGTAACCCCATCTCTGCGCTCGGTAACATGATGGTGATGCGACGTAATGCGGAGCAACTGGGTGACGATGAAGACAGAGATGTTATCATCGATATTATCACTGCTTGTATCGCTATGCTAAGTGATGAGGTCACGTCGTATCAGTCGGGGATGCTTCCGTGTAATGACGTGACCTCATCTCCGCTACTAACCGTTTTCGGGGAGACTAGCGTCGAGGGTGATGTTGAAGCTTTTACTGAGTCTGATTGTGAGACCGAAGGTCGAATGAATTGCCCATTAACAAACTCACCTTGTAGCTACTATTTGTATAAATTGGATTGCAATGGTGAAGTCGCAATAGAACACTGCGCACACCCTGACAATAATGACGAAAATGAAGGTAACTGCACCTCGGTTCTTTGTCCTTTTTGTCCAGAAATCGAAGGAGGTAGCTAATGGGAGTTAGGGAAAACAAAGTCGAATGCTACCTCGACGACGAGGTCGAGAAGCTAGGAGGCATCACGCGAAAGTGGGTCAGCCCCGGACATGACGGTGTGCCTGATCGCATTGTGATTGTCAAAGATTACGTTTGCTTTGTTGAAGTGAAAGTCACCGACGGTGAGACAGAAGACCACCAAGAACGTGAACATAAACGATTACGTAAAGCAGGCGCTAACGTTAGCACCGTTTACGGTAACGCGGGGGTAGATCTTTTACTTGAAGACCTGACACTCTTTGGCAGGCCACTGATAAAATACTATGGTGACTAACCTATTGAAACCTCAGCAACTTCACGAATACCAAAAACAATGTGTCATACACCAGTTATCTCATGACGACTCAATGTTATGGCTAGGGATGGGGCTCGGTAAAACACCGGTCACACTCACTGTCATCGTTGACAGGATGCGCGCGGGTCAGGTGCAGAAGACGCTGGTGTTTGGCCCTTTGCGTGTCATACAGGCTGTCTGGGCGCGTGAAGCACGCAAATGGACCCATACAAAGCATCTGAGATTCAGCGTCATACACGGCAACAAAGAGAAGCGTGCACGCGCTCTGTTCGCGGATGCTGATGTCTACCTGATTAATTATGAGAACATGAATTGGTTAGCGGAGCAGCTTGACCACTACTACCTGTCACAAGGCAAGCCGCTGCCGTTCCAGTTCGCAGTCTACGATGAGGTGTCGAAGCTAAAGAACAGCACCACGCTCCGGATGAAAGGGGGCAATAGGGATCGCACAGATGGACGGGGCGAAACTTATAAAATAAACATTACCGGCTGGCGTAAGATCCTGTCACACTTCAAATACAGAACGGGCCTCACCGGAACCCCGGCGTCGAATGGCTACCTCGATCTACATGGCCAGTTCCTCGCGGTCGATGGTGGCGAACGACTCGGTGAATTTATCACTCATTACAAAGACAGTTATTTTGTCAGTGATTACAGCGGATGGAGCTACACCCCGACCGAACTCGGCAAGCAATGGATCGAGTACAAGATTAGCGATATCACGGTGAAGATGGACTCCCGAGACTACCTCGATCTGCCCGACTGTCAGATTACAAACTTGATGGTTGACTTGCCCGCCTCCGCACGCAAAGCATACAAAGAGATCGAAAAGAAAATGTTCACCCAGCTCGATAGTGGTGCGGAGGTTGAAGTGTTCAGCCGGTCATCTGTATCAAATAAAACATTACAATTCTGCAACGGAAGCCCATATTTGAACAGCAATACTCCTGAGTATGAAGTTCTGCACGACGTAAAACTGAACGCGCTTGAAGATGTACTCGAAGAAGCGGGAGGGTCACCGGTGTTGTGTAGCTATACGTTCACTGCTGATGCCGAACGGATTATGAAGAAGTTTAAAAAATATCATCCGGTCAATATGACAGCCACAAAGTCGAAAGACACAGAGAGCATTATCGACCGGTGGAACAATGGCGAGATAAAACTAATGATCGGTCACCCTGCCTCGATGGGCCACGGAGTTGATGGTCTTCAGGACTCAGGACACACCGTAGTGTGGTTCGGCTTAAACTGGTCACTGGAACTCTATGATCAAATGAACGGGCGGGTAGATCGACAGGGCCAGTCTCACCCGGTATCGATCATCAGGATCTTATGCAACGATACCGTTGACCTTGCCGTTGCGGATGCCTTATCACGTAAAACAGACGATCAGGAAGGCTTGAAGGCTGCACTGCAACGATACCGCGATGGGCATACTACTAACGATCTAGAAACTAATTTCTTTTGAGGTGACACTATGAGCAATATCTGTGTAAGAAAACCGAACAGAATCACACTGCATTACGACGACGGTGTTGATATAGTTTTAGAACCTCCGGTATTTTTTGATAAGCTATTCTTTCAAGTAGACGATGATCACCTAAAAGAATTGGAAGAGCTAGGTGTACTTGAAGGTAAATAAAAAAAAGCCGTCATTACAACGGCTTTTTTGTATTAGCGGAAGTTATCCCACGCCGCCATCTTGCCATCTGTCTCAGCCCGGAGCTGCGATAATTCTTCCTCCGATACGTCCCGGCCTTCCGCTTGTGCTTTCTGTAGGATAGCGGTTACGCGCGACTGGATCGTGATAGCGGATTCGAGTAAGTCCAGCAGTATAATTATGCCTGTCGTTGCTGACATGGTTTTTCTCCTTCTTTTCGATTGTTTCAAGCAAGGATCGTAGTCCTGCAATGGCCACCGTGATTATCTGTAGTTTACTATTCACCGTGGGATCTTTAGCACTCAGTGCCTGATACAGTACACCTCGCATTAAATCAATTTTTTCAAAGGTTGATTTTATCTTTTTTATCTGTCGGTTCGATAACCTTCCTTCGTCCCGGTACTGAACGGCGCGATCAATCAGTTCACCATAGGTAACCTCCATTACTGCAATCTTTTTATTAATAGAATTTACAGGTGGCATCATTGAGCACGCAGATAAAAACAATACTAAAATAAACAACATTAAACGTTTCATATATAACTTCTCCTATTTAGGTGGTTCAGCGTTTTGCGAACGCCAGTCTTTCGCAGCAGCCACTAAGCTAACGATAATCGCTGCAACAATTGAATTGGTTGATAGTTCACTTCCATCGGCCATAGCGGTTAGTAGCGCGCCGCCGCCGGCGATGACTCCTGCTGTTATTGAACTCCCTATTATTTGCTTGTTCATACTATGTGCCTCATTATAGTTTGCTAATAACGTTATCTAAACGCTTGTGTATCCCTCTGATATCTGCACGTAGAGATTCCACTGTTTTGTTAAGTGTGTCAGTCGATGCATAGTTCTTTTCGATAACATCCATTCTTCGAATCTGTCGATTAGAAACCCATGCAACGATTGCAATGATTGCAGTTACAAGGTATTTAACCACACCCTCTACCTGTTCGATTAAGCTGTTCGTAGACTCAGGCATCACAACACCACCCGGTTTTTAAACCAACCATTTATGAATTTTTCGTCTTTCATTCGACGCTCTGCAAGTTCAACATAGAACGCGCCTTGCAAACAGTTTAGCATTTTAACGAGGGTATCTTCATCTCTTGATTTTAAGTAAGAACCCAACGCAGTTAGTGTATCCCGGCCAATAATACCATCGACAAATATATCGTCGTACAGTTTTGCACGGTTGTTCATCACATTAAGTGACCGCTGTAGAAAGGTACTGGCTCGCCAGACCCCGGAGTTAACCGCAGTATCAACTACTTCAAAGGTCACTCTTTTTGACAATAGTATCAGCGAGTCGGCTTTCACCGGTGACCAATACCGCCCTTCGTATATATCGAAGGCAGTTTCGCGAGGTAGATCGATCATCGGGCCAAGATACCCGTACGCTCTCGCTGCCTGAGTGGTTATGCCGAAATTGGTTTCACGACCGGAGTCATCAAAGTCGTTGACATAACCCCCTTCAACGTCGATAATTTTATTTATAATTTTAGTTTTCATTATGTAGCCGGCGATACAGTTGATATGTAGTGTGGTGTCCACGCCCCATTACTGAACGCTACGGCTGCGCTCGCTACGGTTGCGTCCGCATTGCTGTTAATGGTGACGACTAACCCCGATATGCCCGTGATTCGCTTTTCACCTGTTACGCCCGCGATAGTTATATATTGACCGCCGCGTAAATCTGCAACACTGTTAACGGTTAATTGGTCTGTTCCGCTGGAGATTGATCCGGTTACACTGGAAAGAGTTCCCTCAGTGCCGGTGTTGGTATTTCGCCATTCTCGAAGCGTCATATTATTGCCGTCAATACTCATATTGGTATTTACGACCATGTTGTTTGTATTGAATGACCCGTCTGTAGGGGTGGCAGAATCATATAAGTAAGTTTCGCCGCCTATTTTTTCAAGATATTTACCGCTATCGTTCTTTGTCCATTCCTGTAAGTATTCCCATCCTTCAATCTCGGTATCTACACCTGAGAATCGAACATTACGGACACGAACCCCCGTTGGGTAATTAACGGTGCCGTTACTATTTAGTCGTATTCCAATCGTTCCGGTGTATGCTGATTTTTCTTCAATAGCAAAATTTTCTAAAAGGATATTAGTAACTTCGTTTGTACCT